ATTGCAAAGCTACTAAAGAGTTGTAGTCCTTCGGTGAAAGCTGAATAGACTGCTAGTGTCTTAGCAATAGCCTTCTTATTCTTACGAGAGGGTTTAAAGTTTGATACGTAATCGTGCTTGTTTGCCATCTCTTCATACTCCGAGAAAGCCTTATACTCTATTTCAGGTAGACCTACTGTATCTAATAACAGACTATAAGCATGTTGATGTATTGACTCCATGTTAACAAAAGCACCCATCATCATACGAGCTTCAGGGTTTCTAAACATAGGCATAAATTTATCTATATAACCTGCACCAACATCAACATCTGATTGAGTGAACAATCTAAAAATTTGTGTTAATAAATTCTTATCTTTATCTGACAAGTCCTGCCAATCTTTGACATCAGTATGTAGTGGTACAGACTCAGGTAGCCAATGCATTTGATTTTGTTCTACATACTTATCGAACATCCAAGGATAGTCGAAGGGTTTGTAGTAGTCTCTGTTACTTAATAGGCTCATTTGTTTTCCTCTAAATATTTAACAGCTTTTGTTAATACTTCTATATCGTCTTTAAATTGACCAAGACCTCTGTTACAAGAACCACATAATATTCCTCTTACTTTATTTGTTGTATGGCAATGATCTACATTAGTTGTACATCTCCCATCAGTATAAGTAAAAGCTTCATCATTAAAATCAACTAAACAAATCTTACATTTATTATCTTGTTCTTCTAGCATAGTATTATAGTCTTTAGGTAATAAACCATATCTCCTTTTTCTTTGCTGGGCTGTTGCTCTTTCTTTGTTTTCTTTATACCATTCTTTTTTATAAGTAGATACAGCTTCTTTATTGTTTTCTACATATTCTTTATTATAAATTGATATAAATTCTTTATTTTCTATTCTCCATTTTCTACCTTTAGCATTCATCCTTTCCTTATTATTGTTATAATAATCCTTCATATAAGCAGCTATCTGTTCTTTATTTTTTTCACGATACTCTTTTTTATACTCTTTCATGTAAGCAGCTATCTGTTCTTTACTCTGAGGCATTCTCTTCCTCCACTTCTTTTGAATACTTATCTAACAACCACACCCAATGTCTACTAACATACTCTTCATAGGTTAAAGGATTACTGTATAGAGTTTTATTCTCATCACAGTGGTCCAACCACATACGACTGCAAAAACTTTTAAAGTTAGCCACTAGAAATTGTCCAACAAACACTTCAGTTTCTCTTCGGCAGTAGCTAGTTGCGTCATTAGTATATCCATTGATTCTATTATATGTGGGTGTTCTGCGACACCGACACTAGACTCAAAATAAACTTCAAGTTCTGCTTTAGCTATTGCTATGTCTGCTTCATACTTTCTTTTTAAAGCATCAAACCTATTTTCTTGTCTTGTATCTTTACTCATTGTCTTTGTCCTTCTTTTTTAATTTCTTAAACTCTTTTTCTGTCATTCTTAAATCATTAGCAGTTAAGTTCTTTCTTAAAAACTTATAAAATCCTTCTTCAAAACTTTCTTCACTCATTCTTTTCTCCTTCTTGTGGTTCTGTATCCCATACATTTAGATTAGCTGCCACAGTTCTTCTCTCTCCCTTACCAAAGAAGGGATAGACCATGTGTTGCATCCATGAAGGGAACATTAATTGTCTACCTACTTTAGGTTGTATACTAATTGATTGTGGTGGTCTTAGTCTTTGGGAGTTCATTATTTCATTACGACCATAAGTAAAGGCTAAGAAGCCATCACAGGCTCCTGACGCTCCATACAATGAATACAACCCTTCATTACTTTGCTGATGTTCGCCCATCTTACCAATCTGTTTAGGTACTTTAGTCCATGTCGTAGTAGATATACCTGTAAGTGTCTTAGTACCATGATCGTGTATAGGATTATAGTCTCCTTCATAACTGTGAACTGACCATAGTTCGTCTATATCCACTACTTTATTATTAAAGTGGTGTCCTGTTGTATTACCAAAAGCTTGTAAATAAGATACTCCCATAGTCGTAATAAATTTATAATAGTCTTCTAATAGTTTATCGTAGTGATCCATTAATAATTGTTCGCCTTGATGTATCTGACCAACCAGAGTATGTGAAAGAGACTTTCTATCTTTATCTTTTTTATAAATATTTAGATAAGTATTCAAGTCTTTTATTATCTTCTTAGGTAACTGACATTCCATCACAATTACAGCAGGTAAATTATGTACCTGTAAGTTTAATTCTTCTGCATTAAATTCCATATTATTTTCTCGGTAAATAAACTTCAATAAATGATTTACATTCAGGACAACTTAGATTAGTAACCATAATGTAGTCTTCATCATCTTCAATGTCATGGTCTCCTCCCCATATTAATTCTGTATTACAATGCCAACACTTCATATCAACCCTCACAACTTAAACATTCAACATCTTCTAACTTAACTCTAGGTATTTTTATATTTACATTCTCAGCAGACCTAGCTGCATCTGATCTAAAGTAATACAAAGATTTAAGTTTATTCATAGCATACCAATGTACATCATTAACATACTGTAGGTAATCATCATGCACTTCCTGTGGTTCAGTAGCTTTAGGCATGGTAAAGAATAGATTAACACTTTGACTCTGACAGATATATTCCTGTCGCATGTGTGCATGTTCCACTAGATATATCTGATTGATCTCTGGAGCAGTTTTAAATATCTCCTTCTCATCATCATCTAATATATCCAAGTGTTGCACAGAGCCACTAGTTCCTGCTATATCTTTCCATACCTTTTCTCTGTCTTCTACGTTAAGTCCTTTCTTTTTTAATAACCTTTCCAAGTATTTGTTTCTTACTTGGTAGCTTCCTGAGAGCGTTTTGTGCGTAAACGAGTTAGCACGAAATGGTTCAATACTAGGGGAAGTTCCACCACATATAATACTGCTACTAGCATTAGGAGCAATAGCCAACAAATGAGCATTACGCTGATTGCTACCATGTACATCAGGAGCTTCGCCACGTTCTTCAGCAAGTCTCTCGGTAGCTTCCGAAGCTTTTCCTTTGATGTGCGAAAACATAACATGGTTATTACTAGTTGACTGTAAGCCTTGGAACGGAAGCTTTTTATTTTGGAGGTAAGCATGAAAGCCCATCGCTCCAAGCCCCAACGACCTCTCTCGGTAAGCCGAATAAGCCGCTTTAACCATTCCTTCTTTTTCTTCTTTAACATAATTTTTAAACCTCTTAAAGTTTGCATTGTATCCACCTAGTCCTGAAGTATCTACAATCGCTTCGATAAAATGTTCTAACACATTATCAAGCATAGTTATTAAATCGTCTATGAATTGTTCATCCTTCTTCCACTTGTCAAAATGTTCTAAGTTGACACTAGATAAACAACACACAGCAGTTCGTTCTTCATTAGTAGGTAATACTATCTCGGAACATAAATTACTTTGATTAATTCTTAGTCCTAAATCTTTTTGTTCTTGTGGTAAAGATTCATTACATCTATCAATATTAATCATGTAGGGTTCGCCTGTCTCGGCTCTGGCATTTAATAATTGCCACCACAAATCTCTAGCACTAACTGTTTTAACCGCTTCATTAGACTTAGGATCAATCAATCGCCACTCTTCGCCTGTACGAACAGCCTCTAAAAATTCATCAGTTATATTAACTGCGTTGTGAATATTTAAACACTTCCTATTTATATCCCCACCAGATTCCCTACGCATGTTGATAAATTCTTCAATCTCTGGATGGTCTATATCTGAGTAAGCTGCATAGCTTCCTCGTCTGGTAATGCCTTGATTAAAGGCTAACATCTCTGAGTCTACGACATGCATGAATGGTATTGATCCAGTAGAACGACTACCGTGCCTAGTTGCAACACCATTACTGCGAACATCTCCCCAATATCCACCGATACCTCCACCTGAACTTGCCAACCATATGTTCTCATCATAATGATCAGATAAACCACGCCTACTATCAGGTACGTAATTGAGAAAGCAGCTAATAGGTAAGCCACGAGTGGTTCCTCCGTTAGAAAGTATAGGGGTACTAAACATAAACCAACAATCAGATGAATACTGATAGAGTCTTTGGGCAAGATCAAAATCAGTTTCTCCTTTATACGTTGCTCCAAATACACTAGCCCTTGCAAAAGCTTCTTGAGCATGACTTTCTTTCTCCCATAAATATCTATCTTTTAATGTATCTAAACTAAACTTATCTAGCTTAGACTCCTTATCATAATTAATTTCAATACCTAAGTATGATTTGTTTCCTACTTTATCCGTTATCATAATGACCTTCCTTGTCAAATATATCTTCTTCTAAATGTATCGCTATCATTGCATAGTGTATTATTTTAAGTAAGTCCATCTCTGTATCTGATCCATCTTTCTTACCACACCTCATAGCATACTTCATAATGTTACCCATGCAAAATCCTTTACCATGTCCTGCATCTATAATCATATCAGTTGCTTGATATTTACCTTGTGCGTAATGTCTTTCATAGGTTCTATCTACATATCTTTGTACTTGTTCTATTATATTCTCTTCGTTAAATTTATATTCCATATCTTTCCTTAATGTATTTGTGTATCTTTAGGTATTCCAGTAGCACGATATTCTAATTCATCATCAGCTAACTCCATCAACTTCATAATAACATCAGTGTCTACATCTTCTAATTTATTCCCTGCGAAAATAAAACTACCAGTAACTAGTATAAGTTCTTCTAATCCTATTTCATGGAGAGGTTTTTCTTCAGGCATTTTCTATTTCCTGTACTGTAATATCTTCAATAGTCTTCTTGTTCTTTCTAATAATTCTTTTAATTCTTTTTTGAAACCAACGAGGAGTATAAGCAGATATATGAAGACTGTGATTAGCAAAGAAGTGAGTTTGCTCCGGCATGTAATTAACCATGTTCTTAGGGTTAAGTTTCTTAGCTTCTTCATCTGTCAACATAGTCTTTAACCATTCAAACACCAGTTGATTTGCGTGTCTTCTTATTCGCTTTGCTTTTCTTGAATGCATTTGTAATTTCCTGTACTTTAGGTTGCTTAACAACTCTTGTTAAATATGATAGACCTTTAGCATATTGAAACACTCTAAGTCCTTTACCATTATTAGAATCTTTATGACACTCTATCTTATGTCTGCAATACATACATCCTCTAGGTAGTTTCATGTTACCTGAAACACCATCAGGTATGGGTTGGTAACATAATTCAGGTGGTGTCTCGTCTTTTAAAGACTTCTTTACTGTAGTTATTTTACTCTCTATGTTAGGTTTGTCAAGTTCTTCTGGAAGATAGAGGGCTAATTCTCCACTTTCTTTATTCATAGCTAAGAAGCCGCCACCAGAAGTACCATGACCTGCTTCATATCCTGCCAGTTGAGCAAGATAACCAAAGGTATCGTCTTCTCTTAGTGTTCCATCCCTAAATTTCTTAAAGGCAAAACCAGAGGCAGTCTTAATATCTATTACTTCCCCATCAATAACACAGTCCATGTGTCCTTGTACTCCTTTAACCTTTACTTCTTTCTGTTCATCAGATACCTTATGTCCTGCTAGTTTAACTAATAGAAGTATAACTTCTTCAAGCATGTGTCCATAAAGAAACTTAATGAAGGTAGCAGGTGGCATTGGTTGTGCTTGTGCTTCCGTCTTCATGTCAAACCAAAGCTGTCTATTAGGTCTACCTATGTTAGACATCCTTAAAGTTTCCTTGTCTCTAGGTCTAGGATTAGACCAATGACGCAGTACCTCTTTCATATCCTCGCCAAACTGATCTATCACTTCATCAGATAGGTTAAGTGATTTACCCTCGCCAAGTCCTGACAACTTTTTATAGATGTCGTCTACTAATGTGTTTAGTTTTTTCATAAATTAGTTTTTTCCTCTTTAGAAATTAAATACTCTTTCATAGTAAGTTTTTCATTGTTGTACTCTTTCATTATTTGTATAGCTTTATCCTTATTAGTTATTTGTAACCACTCATCTCCACTACGATTAATTCCAACTGCTTCATATATTAAATGTAATAATTGATATTCTGCTCTATATTTATTATCAACTTCTCTATAATAATCTACTTTAAAGTTTTTAATAGGAACTGCATAATTGTATCCTTTTACTCTCTGTTCTACATCCCCTGTTAGCCCTACTTTTATCCAATTCTTATATGTTGGAGAACTTATTATATATACATAACCACTAGCTTGTCCATTCAGTGTAGATAATTTTCTTTTTAACTTTAATTCTTTTTGTCTTTTTCTTACCTTTTCTTGCTCCTCTTCTTTGATTTGTTTATATAGTTTGGCTCTGCTTTCTAATTCGAGTAGCAGGGGCTTTCTTTTTTCTTCAGACAGGCATGATAGTGTTGTGTTTATACACTCAAATGTTTGTAATAATCTCTTGTTTGGAACTTGTTTTAATTTTTTATTCTTACTTCCTTTGGGTCGCCCTCTTTTAGGCGACTTTACACCTAATTTTTTATCTACATAAGCTTTAACAGAAACATGGTTAAGTTTTCGACCACTCTCTTCTTCAATTAATGCTGATGCTTCTCGTAAGGAATACTTTTTATCAATTATAAACTGGACATACTTGTGTAGAACTTCTAGTTCTAATGGTATAGGTTGAAGGTATCCTAATCTATCACTTAACTCGTAACCAAAGGGAATAGACTTACCTTTCTTTTTGATGATGTAGCCTTCAGGCAACAGTTCTTCTTCTATACTAATGTGTTTCATTTAATACTCTCTATTTTAAAACAATATTTTTTAAACACTTCTATAGGAATTAAACAAGCAAGCTTTGAAGCTGCATCTCCTTGACCAGTTAAAGTTCTGGAAGAAATATTATTAGTTGTAATACATTCAACTATTTTCATCGGAGTAGTCCATAAAGATTCTTTACCAGTAAAGATAACCCAATAGTCTGCCTTTGTTGTGAGTAAGGCAGAGGGTTTATCAAACATCATTAATTCAATTATAATATTACCAGTTTCACAACTTCTATAGTCACCTTTTATTTCTATTTTTTTATTTTTTTCTGGTATAAATAAATCATATTCTTTAAACTTACCATCAATAAGAACAGCACAAGGATATTTTGTCTGTACTGTTTTTAATATACGCTTCTCAATTTCTCTTCCTCGTTGTAAATCTTTTTTAAAGTTCTGTGTCGAATTATTCAATGGGTTTCACTCCAGTTGTCTCCTACTTTGTATTCACCATCCATAGGACAGCGAAGATTATAATAGTTACCTGCAGTCTGTATACAATCAACAGCTAACTGACCTACAAAATCTGCTAAATCTTCTCGCACTTCCATCTGCCACTCGTCATGTATATTAGCAACGAAGTGTGCGTCTAGTGCTTGTAGTTTAATTAAAGAATGTAACATAGCTAATGCTCTCTTCATTACGATTGCTCCACCACCTTGCAGTAAAGTATTAAGAGCAGCATGTTGTGTCCTTATCAAAAGTCTTCGACCATCCAATCCCTTCAACCATTT